GATCAGAATTGGAAGAAGGCACTGGCGGCTGCCGGAGATAATCCGCTGGATCAACTCATCGCAATGATAAAAGCCGATTTTGCGCCAGAAATATGCGATTCCGACAGTCTTGCATTGTGGTTTGCTTTTTGGGGCGAAGAGAAATTTACGCCGCAATATGCCGCGATCTCCAGCGAATTTGATATGTCCCACAGGGATGTCATGCGGAGCATTTGCGCGGTCCTGGCGGAAGAATCCTATTTAGACGGCGACGACGTTTCCGACTGGATCGAAAATGTGTCGGACGGATATTGGCAAAAGTTACATCTGCATCCAGGTAGCACTGATCCAGAGCTCGCAACCGCAGCGACCCTTCGACTGTTTTCGCAACTCATGCCGAAATATGCAGCGCGAATTGCGGAGTTGTCCGCCCAGTCGCTACTATAATGGGCCCTTTGGAGGGCATTGGGTGGAAACCATGGGCCTTGTTGCGCGGATGCTCTTGCACTCGGAACGCGCCCTATCTCAAGGCGACCCTGACAGCCATCGCTAACGGCCATCCGCAAAGCAGGCTCGACGAACTGCTGCCCTGGAACTTCACGCCGTCAAAATAACCTGCGCGTGCTGTCCAGCGACCGCTTACGACTATTTTCATCGTCTCCGATAAAGGTGTGTTGTACGAAGCTGATCTCATCGCCGACGCCAGCGCACTGATCGTTACCGCATCCCACCACCTGCTCGATCAAGACGGCATACCGCTGTCTCGCGATCGCAGTGATGCGGAGGGGCTTGCGATCACTGCCGACGGCAGGCTCTTCATATCCTTTGAACGACAACATCGGATCGACGAGTTCCAACGCCATCAAACGATCCAAACATCGTCGATGCCAAGCACAATAACCCTGCCTCCCAATGGCGGCTTTGAGGCCCTGGCAGCCGATGCGACCGGGACATTATGGACCCTGCCGGAGACACCACTCAAAGGCGCATTTCCACTTTTGCAGCTCAGCGAGGGGCAATGGAAAGAGCGTGGCTCACTTCCGCAGTCAGGGCGTTTTTTGCCCGTCGGTGCAGATTTTGATGCACGCGGTAGCCTCTACATCCTTGAGCGAAGCAATCAACTATGGCGGTTTCGTTCGCGCATCCGCCGCATCAATAATCCAACAGAGGCCAGTAAGGATATCGAGATCCTTTGGGAAAACGCTTATGGGAACTATGACAATCTAGAGGGCATCTTAGTGCTGGATAGCGCAACAGACGAAATTCGTCTCCTCTTGGTCTCCGATGACAACCAAATGCCGTTTCAGACGACACAAGTCCTCATGGTCCAGCTGGAATAGACTTCATGGGTCAGCTTTCCGGATGGCCGCTTTCTGCATGGGATTGTTAGTGACCCACCTTCACCCCTACACTATCGACACCCACACGGCAAACGCCCCGCTCTCATCCCTGATCTTACGCTCTATCCGCGCCGCGGCTTCTGCGGCATCAATCGCATCAAGGATTTGCGCCTGCGCGGCATTGAACGCCACGGCCTCGTCGAGGCTATTGGTCCGGTGGTTCAGCCCTGTGGTGCTGTCATGCCAGATGAAGGCGTCGTATCCCGCGAGGACAGCAGTGCCTGTGGGATCAACCACCTCCCAGGTCTCAGCGCCTTCGGGCCCGAGGCGCACACCGTTGATCACACGCGCGGCCGCATGATCACGACGTTGCTCGGCAAAGCTGCGGCGGCGGTGGTCTTGGGCTGCAGCTTGCGTCTCGTGGAGATGGCCGTCCGCCGTGCGGAACAGGTTCTCTTCGATGTGATCGCCAAAATACATGATGGCCTCGGGGCGCGTGCGCAGATCGTAACACCATTTCAGCCACCCTGCGGCTGTTGCGTGGTCGGGGTCCGCACTTTGGGCTGCATCGGCCTCGATTTTATCCATCATGCCCAGCATGAGCTGATACCCCGCCGCATAATCAAATTCCGTCACACCCGCTGCGTTAAAGACCCGCTGCAATGTCTGATATGCGCCGTCGCACACACCCATGTCTTTAAAGAATTGCAATGTTGTTTTCATCCGACGGCTCCATATGCGTGTGCTGATCCGGCCAGCCATGTGACGGCATGCCCGTTGGTGTTGATGGCTTTGCCGCCGGCAGCGCCGGGGTTGCCAGACACAATAATGAATGGCTCGTCAAAACCACCTGTGTCGATCATCCCCGCACCCCCAGCGGCCCCCCAGCCACCGCCACCGCCTGCACGCGCAATGTTGGCGTTTCCGTTCGTATCTCGGTAAATTTCAAAGGTGTCGCTGCGGCCGGCTTGTCCGGGCCCGCCTCCGGGTGCCGTGAAGGCGGTATCAAATACTGAGCCAAACGGCTTTACTGGCCGCAAGTCTGGAAAGGCTGTGTTTACCGCGGCCTGTAGTCGATTTGTCTGGGTAAACACTTCACCTATACCGCTCGCAGTGCCGGGTATGATCCGGCCGCCACCTTGCCCTGATATGCCACCGATCTTGAACGGACCGGTGTTTCCACTTCCACCACCCATTGCAGTCTCCTTTTAAATTCCGTCACCTTCTTGGATGGCCGCGCCACTCGCGCCACCTGCGCCACCGTGGGGGGCAATTGTTTGTCCTGCCCAGCTATTGGCATCGAGTGCCACGGTGCCAACCTGTCCGATCAACCCGCCTGCGCCAAAACTGCCCAGCGTTGTCCCGTTGGTGTTGCCTGTGTTGGCAGGACCACCGCGACCACCCCCTGCGCCACCGCCGCCGGGGGTGTGGATGTTTGCAAGAGTAATGATGACTGCTGGTGTTCCGGTGTGGGCAGCACCCCCACCGCCACCGCCGCCGATATAGCCGCCCGCATTATCAATACTGATGGGGCCGGTCAGGGCGATGGCAGGCCCACCCGGTGTCGGCGCGACGTAAGTGACACGGTCGGCTTGCAGATAACCGCCATCGCCACCCTTGCCGATGATGAAGCCGTTGTTGATCAGCGTGAGCCCGCCAGGGAAAGTACCGCCCATATCGAGAGCGGGGATCGAGGTATTGTCTGACCAGATATAGATGCCAGGCGCGATCGTGACCCGCGCGGCGGCGGCGCCATTCCAGCCTTGGCCCAAGAGGTAGCTGCGCAAGTTCAAATGCAGCTGATGCGCGGAGATTGTGTGCGAGAACTGCGCAGACTTGCCCCTGAGGCTGGCCTTGCCAATCGGCCCGCTTGGCACGCCTGCAAGTGCGCGCACAGCCGTTTCGCCAAGCGCGATCGTGGCCGTGGCGGGGCGGCCAAGCTCGGTGTTGACGGCCGAGAGTGAGAGCGGCCCTGTGGTGGGAAGCGGCATGGGTCACGGGCTCCCGAATGCTGTGACATTGCCCAGCACCGTCAGATTGCCAGAGGCGTCGAGCACCATGATGTTGGTGCCGTTGTGGCGAAAGGTCAGCGTCGTGCCGCTGGCATGGGCCGTGAAGGCGCCCCAGCGGGCCCCCACCTCGACGATCTCTTCACTGCCATCGGCGCGTTTGAGGAAGAGCTTTCCGTCGCGGGTGTTGATTGCAAGCTCACCCAGATCAAGCTGGGCCGTGGTTGGCACCTTGGTGGCAACCGAAGAGCGTTTCATACGAATGATACTGGCCATGTGGCCTCCTGCGGTTCAGCCTCATGTGAGGCAAGGATCAAGGCGGATCAGAATGTGCCGCCGTCAAGGGTGATGCCGGTGATGCTGCCACCAGTGATGGCCACCGCATTGGCAGCTTGTGTGGCAAGCGAGCCGAGCCCGAGGTTTGATCGCGCCGTGGTCTTGTTCGGCAGATCGGCGAGGTTGGAGGCTGCGGCCAGCTTGCCGGCCAGCCCATTGGTCACCGTGCTGGCAAAGTTCGGATCATCGCCCAAGGCAGCGGCCAACTCGTTCAGCGTATCAAGGGCACCGGGGGCTGCATCGACCAGCGCGCCAATCGCGCTCGCAACAAAGGCCGTGGTTGCAAGCTGGGTTGTGTTGGTCCCGGTAGCAGGTGTCGGCGCGGTGGGCGTGCCGCTCAGCACCGGCGAGGCAAGCGCTGCCTTCGCATCAAGTGCTGCCTGCAGCCCTGTCACCTGAGAGATCGCGTGGCTATGGGTGGCAGGCGTAAAGCTCGTTGGCTTGCCGGTCACCCCTGTCCAAGGCACGCTGTCGGCAGCCTCGGCCGCATCCACCTTGCCATTGTTGTTGCTGTCGTAGGTGGCCTTCAGCATATCCCCCGCACCAAAGCCCGTAAGCGCGGTTTGCACGAACGCTGTGGTGGCGATCTGCGTGGTATTTGTCCCGCCTGTCGCTGTGGGTGCCGTTGGCGCGCCGGTCAAGCCGGGCGAGGCCAACGCCGCCTTTGCGTTCAGCGCCGTCTGCAGCCCCGTCACATCTGCAATGGCATGGCTGTGGGAGCTTGCGGCTTTGCCATCCAGTGCTGTCTGCAGGCCACTGACCTCCGAGATGGCATGGCTATGGCTGGCGGCCGCCTTGCCCGCGAGCCCGGCATCGAACTGCGACTTGCGCACCAGATCGGTGCTGACGCTCGCATCCTGGCTGGATTTCGGCACAATGGCGAAGGTCTTGGCGCCCGCGATCGCCTGCGCCCCGGTCAGGTCAACAAAAGCCCCGCGTCCGGCCAGCGGCAAGATGGCTGTGGCATTGCCCGCGCCGTCATCGCCCTTGCCGATGTAAAGCGTATCATCGACCTCGTTATGGGCGACCTCGCCGGATTTAAGCGCGGCGGGCGCGCCTGCATTGCCGGCCTGGCGGCGTTTGAACTGGATTGTGTTGGCCATCAGAAGAAGCCTCCGTTGATAGGGGTGTCAGTGGGAAGGATGGTGATGCCGGGATCGCCTTGATCGCCCTTGTCGCCTTGCGGACCAATCGCGCCTTGCGGCCCGGGCTGGCCACCGATCCGAATGCGGTAAGGACCGGTCGCGATACGAACCGCCACAGGTGCTCGGATGGTGATCGGACCGGTCTGGGATGGTGCGAGACTCATGGCGCAAGCCCCCGTGTCACCGGCAGCATGACTGGGATCTCAAGGAAGAAGCCCAGATGCAGATCAGGATCAACGTCAACGCGTACGAGATCAAGGACCACCCGCCCGGGTGCCAAGGCCAATGTCTGATCGGGACGTAGCGCCAACTCCAAGACCGTATCGCTGACCCGCAGCACGCCACCATCAGCGCTGCTGATTGTGGCCAGCACCGTCGGATCACTGGCGCGCAGCCGCAGTTGCCCGGCATAGGCGGCCTCTTCGACAAAGACGGGGGCGGCTGCCTCGATCTGCAAGCGCCATGGATAGCCGATCATCACTGCCGGGCCTTCGGTCATGGTGGTGACGCTCATGGCTGCCACCCGCAGAGCCGGGCGCCTGTCTCATTATGGGCGAGGATCTGGCGCGCGGTGCCATCTGTCATCTGATCAGCGCGTGAGGGGCGGATGGGTGCGGCCCAGTCGCAGACCATCTGCCCCGGCCCTTGATGCTCAGTCGCGCATCCAGCGAGTAAGGCGGCGATCACGCTCAGCAGGGCTGGCAATCTCAACATCATGGCGGGTGTCCTTGGCGGTATGAAGCGCGCGGATGCGGGCATCGGCGCGGCGGATGGCGTAGTTGGCCTCAGCGACCTGGCGACCCTGGCGTAAGGCGATCCCAAGGGCTGCAAGAAACGCCAAAGCCATCGCGCTGTAGAATGCTGCGCGCCTACCAAGGCGCATGAAGAAGGCATAGCCAAACCTCATCATGGCGTGCGCCCCGTGCGGTGATCGTCAATTCGGGCCGCGCGTGCCTTCAGCGCGTAGAGAATAACACCGACAAACACGGCCATGCCGATCCACGGCAGTGCAGCGGCCAGCCAGCTCTCCATCCCAAAAAGCGCAATCATCCGCCCTGCCATATCCTGCGCTTCTTCTGCCTCAGCCAGGGCGGGCGCGATCTGTGCCCCGAGCGTGCCCGCAGCACCCACAACGCCCAGCCCGATCTGGGCATTGGCCGCGGCAACGATGCGGCTTTGCTCAGGGCTGCCCGCGGCGCGCGTAGGTGCCACCTTGCGCGGTATGGCGTGCTCCAGCGCCTCGGCCAGTGCCACATCGACAATCGGCACCAGCGCCAGCGCATGGTCATCGCGAAAGGCGAGGATTGCGGCCCGTGTGCGCGGGCCAATTATACCGTCAACCGTTCCCACATCATGATAGCCAAGCGCGCGCAGGCGGGTCTGGACATCGCGGACGGTCATCGTGACAGCAGGCGCCACATGACCTGCACGCCGCACACCCAAGAGCTTAGAGACCGGATAGCGCTTTACATTGACCGCATCGCTCTGGTTACCGCCCAAGCCCCAGACCCATGCACCTTCAATCCGGTCAATGAAGAACACATGTCCCTGCCAGCTGGAAGATCCCCGTGGGATCACCCCGATGTCGCCAGGCTGCGTATCCGCAATCTCCACTGGGATGCCCCAGTCCAGATAGGACCGCGCGGTCAGCTTGCGCGTTGAGCGAATGCCAGCCCTCTCAAGACAATGGCCGACGAAGGCGGCGCACCAAGCCACAGAGTCATGCTCAACCCACTCGTGACCGACCGAGGCGTACATCGCCACGATGGCAGGGTTGTTCTCAGGGCCGGGACCCTCGGTGGTGCCGATATAGCCGCGGGCAATCTCAAATGGTGTCATGGTCGTTTCTCCATGGAAAAGGAAACGCCGCCCCGAAGGACGGCGGTGTAGAGTTTTGGTCGTGTCAAAGAGGGGTTATTTCTTCTTGCCCAGCCAGGCCGCCAGCAATGTCTCCGCTCCCCGCGGCCCAAGATAGGCCAGCGTTGCCACAAACCCTGTGCTGACTGGCTGGGTCAGACCCATATAGCTGGCTGCAGCATCACCAATGAGCGCCATGCCGACGGCCACAGGGATTTCCCACAAAAGCTCTTTGCCAAAAAAGCGTCGCTTGCCCAATTTCACCTCCCCTGAATGATACATCAGCCGCCCCGTGAATGCCCCGATCAGCGTGGTGACTGCGCCGCCAAACAGGTTGTTGATCATTTCGATAAAGCTCTGGTCCTGCATGGCCGCCGTCTTTCGTGCTGGATGGTCTCGGGCCGATGTCGCGGCCCAGCTTAATATTCTCCGCCGTCAAGCAGCGCCTCAAAGGCGCTGTCGGCGTTGTTGCGGATCTTTAGGGTTGGCGGCGTGGTGCTGGTATCAAGCCACAGCATACCGGGCGCTGTTGCCGCAGGTTCCACCTCGCCGCTGCTGGTCGATCTCAGCGCTGCAACAATCTGGTTGATCTGCGCGCGCACTGCGGCGCCATTGTCATTAATGATCACAAAGCTGGGTGCTTGAGACACTAGGCCACCTCATCTGCAATGAGCCGCAATTCCGACACGATCGGCGTGAATGCCGGATCGTTTGTTCTGAGCCAGGCCCGCGCCTCGACCGCGCGCGCCTCAATCTCGCTGTTGTCGATCCGTCCCCATGGGCCCCAAAGCGGGTTTGCCGCTGCCGGGTCGTCATCGGTTTCGCGCACCTCGAGCACGACGTCGATATCAGCGCCCTCGGAGCCGTCAAAGTCGGCCCAGGTATCGATGGGTGTCATACGGTCATCGATGTAATCCGACAGGGCCGAGGCCCCGACCAAGATGTCTGAGCGTAAGCGCACGCGCCTCAGCGCCCCAAAGTCGAGCAGCCCATCGAATTGGTAGAGCCCTTCGGTCGCCAGCACGACCGGGCTGCCTGCCGCATCGTTTCCGGTTTCCAGTTTCAGCGTCCCTGCGGTGGTCACCAGACCAGTTTTTTGACCTGCAAAGCCCGGATCCGCCGACAGCGTGTTCAGCTGCGCAAAGCTCAAGATCTGCACGCCTTTGGTCGTCACCGTGCTAACGGGGCCAATGCGCCCCTCGCTGTCTTCTGCGCGCAAAAGATAGGTGCCAGGTTTCAGGGGCACGACCGCAATGGCTTCGCCGCCCGAGACGCGGTCCATCAGCGTCGAGTTCGCCCAAGAGGCATTTGCGTCCTTGCTGTGGCGAATGATGACGCTGCCACCCACGCGCACATCCACATCCACCGCGCGCTGCCATTTGAGAACGGCGAGCCCGCCTGCCGACTGGATGGTCAGACCTTCGAGGACCGCCGGCGGTGCCGTCAGCCCCACCACCTCGCGCGTGCCCTCGCGCCAGGGGGACGAGACCCCCAGCACAGACACGGCTTTGACGCGGAAGTCCCATTGGCCTGGCGCAATATCGCGCAGCTCCATCAGCGTGCCGCTCGTCCGCCCGTAATCTTGCCACGCGCCCCCATCGCGGCGGGCCTCGAACTGGTAGCTTTCGACAAACCCGCTTTGGGCTGCAGTCCAGCGCACGCGCAACAACACCTTTACCGCCGAGCCGTCCCGCGTGACGTAGAGCTCCTCCTCGCCCTGCGGCGCACCAGGCGGTGCGATGTCAAAGGCCGAGGGCAGCGTCGTGCGCGGGGCGGCTGCATAGATCTGCTCCTCGCTGGCGTCCCAGTCATAGACCAGCGGAGAGGTCTCGCGCAGCAAGAGCTCTGGCGCAATCCGCGGACCGGACCCCACCTGCGTCAGGTCCAACCGCACAGCTTCAACCTCAAAAGGTTTGCCATCATTTGGATCTGGCCCGCCAAACCCCCAGCGGGAATAGCGCATAAGCGTCGTCTCGCCTGCGGCCACACGCCAGGCTTTGAGCTTTCCCGAGAACCGCACGCGCATCTGCCGCCGTGCGCGCTCCAGCTCAATCTTGGCTAACCGCTGCGCCATTGCCGCCGAGATCGTGAAGGGCAGCGCGATATCGCGCCAGACCTGTTCGCCGCCGTCTTCCAACCGGTAGGTCTCAGAGGCATAGGCCGGGAAGTCATCAGGCTGCCAGTTATTCTGCGGGCTCACGAACTGGCCGCGCACCGCGTTGAAGTTTGAAGCGCGGGTTTGGCGGGTTGTCAGCGTCATGCCACCCTCACGCGCATCATCGGAGGTGAGCAGGCTTGATGGTATCCGGTAGGCGCCTGCACGCATGCGCCATTGGCCGGCCTGCCAGATGCAGCGCCCGGCCATGGCGGTCAGCATTGCCTCGATAATGGTCTGGGCGTCTCTGATAGCGAGACCACCCCATTGCAGCTGTAGCGTGGCTCGGTACCACCGCCTGCAAGCACGATCTGTTCGTCGCAAATGTTTGCCGCCTCAATCAGGCTGTCGGTCTCGATCCCGTCCGGCGCACCGATGCCCGCCCCAATACCATAGATGGGATGCGCCATGTAGTCAGCCACGCAAAGCGCTGCATTCTCAGTATAGCCGCGCGCGCCAATGCGTGGATCAAGGATATCGTCCTTGCCCTCCATATCGACCGTGATGTTCGGGATCCCGCTCGGGAAGGCATCCGGATCATAGGTCAGTCGCAGATAGATCGCAGCACAGCCGGCCAACCGATGCGCGGGCGTCCAGAGATCTGGTGCTGCCGCGATGAGGCCCGCGAATGCACTTTGATCGTCATGCCCGAGGCGTTTCTCGACTGCGAGTTTGCCCGCCCACCGGCCTTGCGCGACCCCTGCGGCATTCACCGCCATCTCACCCTCGAAGTAGATCGCGCCAATCGACTTCACACGGTGGGCGGCCAGCACCACGACGAGGTGCAGGTCTTTGTCCTTGTCCCCTGTCGAATGCAGAAAGGTGATCACGCCACCCTTGCGGGTCCGACCATAAACCATCTGGCGCGGCATCACCGGCTCGCGCACGGTCACCGTGCGGGCCTGCAAGGCGATCTGGCCCACAGATGGCTTGGGCATCATGGATTGTGCCGCCGCCGAGAGCAGCATCGACGCGCCGAAGTTGGCGGCAAAGCCAATCAAACCCGTCGCTGCAAAAGCGGCCGCCACGCCGCCCGCCGCGATCGCCGCACCGCCAAGTGCGACGGCGCCAAGAATAATGGGTGGCATGGATCAGGTTCTCCAGGCGAGACGGCAAGAGCTCAGCGGCAGGGTCACAAGCCCCTCGGGCGCGACGAAGGCTGCCCGCGCGCCGATACACACGCCAAAAGCCTCAGGCTCTCCGCCCAAAACAATATCCCCGCGCTGTGCAAGGCGCGGATCGGGCAGCGGTTCTCCAAGCAGGGCGCGCACACCATCTTCAAGCCTGTGCCAGCCCAGCCGGCGCAGTACCCGCTGGCAGCCAAGGGGCGTGCGGTACCGCCCCCGCCAGAGGGCGGCATGGTCCGGCCCGCCTGTCAGATCCCGGCGCAGATCAAAGGCCCAAGTCGCGCAATCATGCTGGCCCCATGCGAAGGGGCGCGTGCGGGCATCAGTTATAGCGGCGGCAAACAGCTGTTCCCAATGTGGGACGCGGACGGCCATGTGGATGACAACGCTGTTCCGTTCCATCATCCCCGCCCCCAGGTGATCTCTTGGTCCTGGATCGCGGTGACATGCGCAAAGCCGAGATCGCCCGTAAAGAGCACCTGCTGGTTTTCATGGGTGTAGCGCCAGTTGCGTGGCACATTGAGATCAATGAGCCGGCTTTCATAGCTGATCGTGATCCGGCAGCTTTGCACATCTTCCTGGATCTCCGGCACATCAAGGCGGCCGGTGAAGGCCTGCACGGGATCGGCGATGATCTGACGATCCTCGGTCAGAAGGGCCAGCCAGATGCGCCCTGGCTGACCCTGGCGCGCTTCATCAATCGCAAGCCCCACCAAATCAAGCGGTACGCCAGAGAGTGAGACCGTGGTCCCAGAGGCCACAACATCCGAGGTTTCCTCAAGAGCCCCAAGCCCCAAAAGCACGCCGACGCCGGTCCAGGTCTTGCCGTCCCATTCCACAGGACCAGCCCCAGTCCAGATCCGCACCGTGCCGGATGGGAAGACGCCTTCAAACAAGATCGCAGGCCTGAGATCCGCGGCGTCAAGCGCATCGGCCAATGCCGCCGTGATGTCGCGGCTCATCAAATGGCCTCGCGTGCGGAGAGTGTGAAGCGGTGACGCGCTACACGCGCGATGCGGGTGGGAACCGCGGTGGTAGGGCGCAGCAGCACCTGCGGTCTGTTCACCTCCAAAGCTGTGTTGGCGGGCAGCGCGCTGCGCATGGCTGGAAAGATCGTCAGTGTTGCGAACCCATTGATATCCGCTGTTACATCGAAGGCGATCTGGTGCAGGCGCGTGTCGCGCGCGGCACCGATGGAGAGAAAGTCACCCGAGGCAACGGCAGGCAGGCCAGAAGGCCAGCCGAGTGTTTGGATGACGTTGCCGCCCGTGATTGGCGTTGCCAGCGTGACCGGTTGCGTCAGCCCTTTTGGCTCAATTGACGGGTCGGCAAAAAGCAGCAGGCCCCGGCCAGAGCCAAGCGCCGTCAGGGCCGCAGAGACAGACCGCGCCAGCGGTCCTGATTGCGCGGCAAATTCGATATCATATTCCCACCATTCCCCACCCCAGTCCTGCACCTCCATGCTGCCCGTAAACGGTGACGGTGTCTGGCTGGTGGCCGTGACCAAGCGCCGCTCGAGGTTCGCAACCCAGGTGCGCGGCAGCTCCACAATGACGCTCATGCCAGTCGCCCCCGGCGCATGGCATTGCCCACAGCGGCCAGCGCAATCCGCTCGAACTCGGGCTGGGCATTGCGCAACACGCTTGCCAGCTGTTCAGCCACCCCGAACTGCGCGCCGCGCGCATCAACATTGAGATGGACAGCAACGGGGATACTGCCGCCTGCACCACGCGCAACCTCCGATCGGGACAGCACCCGCTCGCCGCGCTGCAAGATCGTGGGCACCTCATCTGGGCGCAGCCCTGCCCAACCGCCGGCATGCATGTGGGGGGCCGCAGCAAAGACGGCTGCGGGGACCGACCGCGTATGGCCAGAGAGCCCCACCATGCCGCCCGCATGAGAGACCGCAGCGGCAACAGACCCACCGCCACCAAAGGCACCCGACAGCGCATTGGCGACGGGTCCCAGCACCGCGCGGCGAAACGCCAACACGGCAAGATCTGCCAAGATTGATCGCACGAGGCCCTTGAAGTCGAGCTTTCCCGTCTCGACAAAGCTGCGGAACGAGCTTTCGGCGCTAGAGAAGGCGCGGGATAAAGTTTCTCCAAGGCCTTTGCCCCAGTTCAGCGCATCACTGGCATAGGACTTCAAAGCCTCAGAGACCGCGCGCCAGCCGGTCACAATCTGTGCGCCTGCGCCACCACCAGACCCGCCGCCGCCCACGGCATCTCCGGCTTGGGCCATTGCTCCTGCCAGGCGGTCAGCGGAGGCTGTTGCCTCGTCAAGAGCGGCAGCGCCGTCCTCGCTAGTACCCGCAACAGCATCGCGCAGCGCGGCCCAAGACCTCAGCGGTGCGGTCGCGCCATTCGCAAGATCCGTGGCGGCCTGCCGGTAGGTATTGGCCGTGGCCAGCGCGTCGGCGGCAATCCCATCAAGCCCCAGATCAGGTGCCGAAAGCGGATTGTCCGCAAAGGCTCGGCGGAACGCCTCCGCAGTAGCCGTTCCTGCATCCGCTGAAGCCCCCGCAAAGGGGTTGGCAATATCCCCGAGGCTCATTTCACCGATTTCGCCAAAGGTGGTCTCGATGCCCACAGCCGCCAGCGCATCGCGGATCTTGCCCGTAAAGGCGTCAATCCGGGCGATCGCACCATTCAGCATCGCCTCGATGCCATCGAGCATCCGGTTCGCCGCCGCGTAAACAAGATCCCCGATCACAGCTGGCAGGCGCGACCAGATTTCGCGGACGGCGAGCAGTGCACCCTCAAAAGTATTGGCTGTGGCGTTACCAAAGGCGACAACGCTTTCAATCGCCCCCGCCATGCCGGTGGCAGCATCGGATTTGAGATCAAAAAACATCGCTGTTGCGCGCGCGCCTGCGGCCGAGGCGCCCATCTTGATCCGGTCCCAGACCTCGACAGCAACATCCTTCAAGAGGCGCATGGCCTCGCCAAAGCCGCCGGCACCTGACGCGAGGCGCGTAAACCAATACACAAGCTCGCCTGCGCCAACGATCAACGCGCCAATGCCAGTGCGGATCAACGCGCCCTTGAGGACCACCAGCGTGGTGGCGAGCCCGCGGACAGACAGCGCCGCGGCGGCCATCGCGGCAACCCAGCGTCTGGCGAGGAATGTGGCGAAGGTTCCCGCATAGATCGCGAGCCGGTCAAGGTTCGCCAGGACCGCGTCAAACGCGCGGCTGATCGGGCTGGTAGAAGAGGCCAGCGCCACAAACGCATTGGCGACTGCTTCCAGCGACGGGGCAAGCGCCACGGCTATCCGGTTGCGCACGCCCGTAAACACCTGGCCAATGCTGACCAGCGCCAGTTCGGAGCGACGCATTGCGGCGATGGCATCCGCATCAAGCACCGACCCAAGCGCCTGCGCCTGTGCGCCGAGCCGGGTCATCTCCGCACCGCCGTTCTGCAGCAGCGGGATCAGCCGCGTGGTGTCGGACGCCATCGCCTCGAGATAGAAGGTCATCTCTTGTTGGCTGACGCCTGCCTTCTCCAGGCTTGAGACGTAAAGCTGCAGCGCCTCAGGACCGGAAAGGCGGGCGAACTGATCGGCGGTGACACCAACGCGCGGTGCGATGTTCTCAAAGAAGTCCGCCATTGGGCCGCCGCCGGTGGTCAGGAAATCACCAACCCGGTCATTCACGTCCTTCAGAATATCAGCAAGCTTCTCTTGCTCAATGCCTACAGTCTGGGCACCTGCCGCCATGCCTTGAAAGTCCTGCGGATCAGCATTGGCGACCGCTGCCTGACGCTGGACCTCAAAAGCCCGGTCCATTGCTGCGTTGGTCGCAGTTACGGCTGCGGCAGCCGCTGCCGTTGCCGCCGCAGCACTTGCCACGGCAACACGGCGCGCGAAAGCCGCCAGCTTTGCGTTCGCACGCTCCACATCGCGAGGTAGTCGCTCAAAGGCTTTGCGACCTGCAGTACCCACGCCTTCCAATTCAGCGCGCACTTGGCGCCCGCCAGTCGCCGCGAGGCGCACACTGACCCTTTTTTCAGCCATCGAAAGCCTCACCTCGCTCGCTTAGTTTGCGCACCATCACCGCCTCGATTGGCGGCAACATTTCGGCCACCACGCGCGGCGGCACCCCCAGCGCCTGGCCCAGCTGTAG